CTATCCGGTGATTTCACTGATATTCAGGTCCGGAATTGCTTCAGACCATATGATTTCCTCATGGTCCCGCTGGTAGTTTTTGGTCATGCCCTCGCTCGCATGGCCCGCGATCTTCTGCCCGTCCTTTCCGGCTTTCTTGTACAGGTGCAGGGACAGCGCCCGCACTTCATGGAAGCCCGGCATCTCTTCCTCCTTCCATCCCGCGTAGCAGTTTGCTGCCTCCCTGGCCTCCTTGAATGCGCGCGTCAAATACCGTTCCTCAATTTTCGTCCAGTGGTCCTTTGTCTGTGCCTGCTTCTGTTTCAACCGATCCGGCTTGCGGTGCACCAGATAAGGCGAAACTACATCATCGCGGCACCGACTGATTACCGCCTGCAGCTCCGGCGTGACCCTGAAACGAATCCAGGCCGCGTCTGTTGCTTTGGCCGTTTTCTTCTGCACGACATACAGAAAGCCTTCCCGGACCCCGTCAAAACGCATGTCCAGGATGTCGGTACGCCGTTGAGCGGTGATCAGCGCCAAGTCGATTGCATTCTGTAGCCAGGCTGGCGATTTCTCCCTTATTGCCTTCAGACCCTCAATAGTGTGCCGCTTGCGCTGTTTCTTCTCGATCCGGTTGATTGTGCTGGCCGCTGGGTTGTCCGGGCACAGACCTTTGGCCGCGGCGTGGTTGAAAATGTCGGTCAAGAGCGCTCGGCATTGGTTGGCCGTGCGCGGTGTAAGCGCATCCAGTTCGGTGGCGATCATGCGAATCGTGATTTGATCTACGGTCTTTCCCTCAAACCACTTCCTGAATCTCCGAAAGTGAACGGCGTAAAGCCCTAGCGTGCCTTTCGCAAGCTCCCTAGGCGGCAGCACCTCGGCCTCGTATTTGTCGAGGAAACCCGCGAAGCTATCAGACGGGTTGAGCATCACGGTGCCGACCAGATCAGCACCGCGCATGAACTCGAGGTTCAGTTGCTTGGCTGCGTCGATGGCTTTCAGGCGATCGGATCCGAACGGGAAAAACTTCCCGTCCGTAGGGCGCCGGTAACGATATGTCCCGCGCCGCGCGTCGAAGTACAGGTTCTGCGGAAGGCTCTTGTTCGCAGTGTTGCGCGGCCGTGGGGACATCATGCAGCTCCTTTCAATACCATTGCGACAAGGTCGTTGCCATTGGACGCATTGAACGCAGCCCAATCAACGTACCAGAGTTTCCCGATTTGCTCGCCCGGCACCATGCCGTTGCGGATGTGATTGCGAATTGCCTGGGGGCAGGGCGGTGTGCCGTTTTCTCCCCAGCGCCGACGCTGGAATTCGCTGATTTTGATAAGTTCTTTTCGCATGCCTACCTCCCGCCGGCCGCGGGCCGCGCTGTTTTGATGACGTGAACGATCAGGCCGAAGCTGATCAGCATCCACGCGCAAGTGCCGCCGAACGCATAGAGCAGTGCCTCGGTGGTGCCAGTGGAAACCAAGTCAGGTCCGATCAGGAAGATCCAGCAGCCGCTGGCGACCAGGTACAGCAAAGCGCCCAGCAGGATCAGGGTGAGTTTGATTGCGAACAATGGATATCCTTGCCGCGCTGGGCGGCTGACAGGTGGTTATTGATAGTGATTGCTATTGGCGAGTATCGTCACTTCGCGCACCCAGCAGGTGAGGCTCTTTACCGGTCCACGGAAGGCGAGGCCAATTTTGCTGGGTGCGCACCTCGCCCGCCGCTCACCGGCAGGCATGTAGAGGGTTTGGGTTAGGGCGATGTGGTCTGAGCCGCCCATACCGCTTTCCCTTGCTCGGTCGCTTGGAAAAGAGATCCATCTGCCGATGTTCCAGCCGATCCGCACCATTTCAGCAAGCCAAGGTCTTCAAGCTTTCCGGTAGTGCGCGTGTGCGACGATTTGTAGAAATTCGGAAGACTGCTCACTGCGACACCGAGCACTTTCAATTGCGCGGGCGACAATCGCGGCGCGCGTTTCATGGCCTCGGCCCCTTGTAGATGAAGACGTAGGCGAACCAGAGGGCGGCGATCATGGCGTCACCCGCTTGAACTCGACCACCCAGACCCATGGGTTGGCAGCCCAGCTGTCGTCGCCGTTGATCGAAGTCCAAAGATCCCGGAAAGCGAAACCGGCGGGTCGATCAACGCCAGCGGCTTGGAACGATTCAACTGCGCTGGTGCATGCGCCCTCGGCCTGGGCTTGCTCCTCGGTGACGTCCTGCAACCGCTCGACGCGCAAGTCGGTGATCTCCAGCAGGATGCGGCTGGCCCAGCGGGGCATGTGGATGCTGGGCCTCCATGTCGGCTGGTCCTGCTCGTACGGACTGAGGCCGTCAGCGGCGTACACCAGGTCTCCGTCCTCTCGGGCCTGATCAAGGTCCTGCATGTCATCAGGTTGCAGGTACGGCCCTTTCTGGACCTCGGAGTGATTGCAGTACCAGGTCTCGCGCACCCACAGGCGATCGCCGGGCTTGCCGTAGGGGCACAGGCTGTTTGCCGCCTCGGCGACGTACTCGGGCGTGAAGTCTTCCAGCCATTGCAGGCCGAGCCCCTTGACTGGCCGGCGCGTGACTGTCTTCCGGCCTTCCAGGATTGCGCGCACCATCGGCGCCGAGAACAGGATGGGGCGTTCTTTGATTGCGGTCATGGCTTACTCCGTCCCAGCGAGGTATGCCGGTTCCGTGGCGGCGGCGAGCCATTCGCGCAACGTGCCGACGATCTTCGTGCGGTCATCTTCATCGCACCACGGCTTGTCGAGCCATTCATCACTGACCAGCTCAACATCCCAGTCGTCATAGGCGCCCGGCTCTTCGCCGTTCATTTCTTCGAGCACCCGACGTGCGCCTGCCTCATCGACAGCCGCAACCCAATCGCAGTCGCCGACCATGAAGGCGAGCAATGGAAGTGGTGCGGGCTGGCTACCGTTCAATTCGAATACTTCTTTTCCAGTTTCCACGGGCATGACTTCGTCCTTGCCGCTATAGCGGCTGACTTTGAAGGGGGAGGGGTGAAAAAGATTTGATGCAATGGATATCGCTGAAGCCTGTGGCAGTTGCATAATTGCCGCCTAACAATCAGGGCTGCGCACATGCCAAACAGAGGAATAGTTTTCTGGGAGTGGGCTGATCCAACACTTCACAGCCGCTCGATCACCGAGCGATTGGGCGATGGGAGATTGATCGACGTGCAGGTTCGCATGTCCGCTCAGTGGGATGTCCAGCTGTTCATTGGCGTTTATGAGAGCAACGGCGCACTGGTATTCGAGGAGGCCTTCCAATCCCGGCCGGGAGAGACCATGTCTAAAGCCCTGGTTTGGGGGGTAGCACGAGCCAATGAGCAAGCGCTCTCGATTCACAGTCCACCACCCGCCGGAAAAACTCGGAAAGCTAAACCTGGGACATTGACATAGACCTAAGGTCTTTTCATGGACTAGTGTTGCTCCGGTTTTTATAGTCAGGTCTCCTTGCCAGCAGAAAGACCAGATCTATCTGATTAACCATAATTATTGAGTTGCCGTTCATCGCCTGCGCTACACCCAATTCGAACTCTCGATTTTTTTTTTCGCCCTATACCGAAAGAGTCACTAATAACTATCCTCAGTCAGAGGAGCATATCTATGAACAGCATTGAAGAATTTCGATATAAGTCTCACGAGCTGCTACTTGAGCTCGATGCCACTACCACCAGAATGATGATGCTGGTAGCGCTTCGCGAGGTTTCGGGGCCAGTTTGGAATGAGGCTTACCAGGATCATTGCGAAGCTTACAAAGCTTGGAGTGACTACGTTAATACGCCTTTTGTGGTTCTGCCGCAGGAGGCATAGAAGGGGTGTCTGCCAGATCATGAGCATTGACAACCGTCATGCCGAGGCATTCGGCGATCAGTACTTCCACGCCGGCACCCTTCGAGTTTTCCCAGCCGGGAAGGGTGGTTACGGTATCGCAGTCCATAAGGGCGGCAATGTCGCGGCGCATGCAGTCGTTCCAGGTGCCACCGTCGGGGTTGAGCTCGGCGGGGTTGGTGACCGTGTGGCCGACGGCCCGCAGGCTGGCCGTCATGCTGTGGAAGGTGGTGAAGTTCAGCGCACGCAAGCCGCTCATGGGTCCGCTGAGGTAAATTCGTTTCACGGGGAGTCCTTGTCGGGCCATGCCCGGGCGGTGGAGTGGGGAGTTATGCGGCGTGCGCTTGGCGTTGTTCGGCGCGCCACGGGTCGTTGGCCCGTGCCAGCGCAGCCATTGGCGGCGGGCTGACGCTGTTGCCGCACATGTGGACCTGCTGGGTCTTGGTGAACGGTTTGCCGTCAGCGCCGTGGCTGATGATGTAGTCGGCCGGGAAGCCCTGGGCTTTGTACAGCTCGGTCGGCTTAAGCATCCGCAGGCAGATGTCGACGATCACGTACGGCGTTCCCTGCACCATCACCGTGACCAGTGCCAGGCGATCTTTGGTGGTGATCGTCGGGGCTGGTGCGTCGCAGGCGCTGGTGTTTTCGGTGCCGTAGTAGCTGATCAGAAAGGCGGCAACGCGCAATGCTCCGGCCTCATGCTCTGGCGAGAGTTTGAGCGAAACCACCGAGCTTTTTCCGCCGCCGCCGGCCGTGATGGTCGGCGCTGGCACTTCTAGGCTCTGGCCCACGCTACCGCCGAATGCACGCTCCATGAATGCGCTCACCAGACCGTGGTGCTGGCCGCCAGCGCTGACGGTGTGCAGTGGGTCATCCAGGTCGCGTGCATCACAGTTACCGCGCAAGTGCACCAGGTTCGCCACCGCCAGCTGCTGCTGGCTGCCGGTGTTGGTCACCGTGGTCATCGGGTCGTGCACGTCCTTAGCGTGCACGGTGTTGAACCCACCATTGGCCTGGATCATCACTGCGGCGCTGACAGACTGGCCGCCGCCGCTGGCGGTGACGGTGCCGACCGGGCCGCAAATATCATTCACCCCATGGGATCGACGCTTGTTCGCCCCCGAGCCTTCACCGTGCCCGGCTTGGGCCATACACGCCGACGCGACCGCGCGGTGGCTTCGAGTCATGACAGTGCCGACGGGTTGGTCCGCAGCTACCGGGTGTCCGGCATATACCGGCCCACCAGCACCTACCAAAACTGAGCTGGTCAGAGCGTGCTTGACGCCGCCGGCGACCACTGTCCCCAGCGGTTGATCCAGGCCTGGCACTCGCGGCTCCTGGCCCTGGCGCTCGCCATAGCCCGATTGAATAAGCGTTGGGCTGATCAGCGTTAGCTCGCCGCGGTTCGCGCACGTCACCGTGGGCAGCGGGGCAAGCGGGTCGTTGATTCGGTCGCTGCCTTGGTGCGTGGCCGGCGCGATAATTGGGCTGACCACCGAGAAGGCACCGCCCTTCGGATAGGAGGTGATGGTGCGCAGCGGCTCATCTGCCGACTGCACTGTCTGTCCTGACCAGTTCGCTATCGGCACGATGAACGGCGCCGGGTTATCGATGACGAATTTCTTCATGCCTTTGGCAACGCGGCGCAGGGTAGCGTCGGCCAAGTCCTTCTTGCGGCCGAAAATGCTTTTGCCCAGGTCGCTGAAGTCGATGCAGTCAGCGGCCGTTTTCCACTTCTGTTGGCCCTTGACCGGGTTCTTTGCGTGGGTTGGCTCAGGCCACACCACCGGACGCCCGTCGCACCGGGCGATCATAAATAGTCGCTCCCGGCTGGTTGGCGCGCCGAAGTCGCACGCCCGGATCACCTTCCACTCAACGACGTAGCCCATGCCCTCCAGCAGGGCCACGAAGCGGCGCCAGGTGCGTCCACGCTGCTTTGGGTCAGGGATTAGGAACTGCTGGCCCACCGGCACGACCTCACCAGGTGCTGCGATATTGCCGTCCAGCTTCACCACCCGCCCGGTGGCCTTGTCACGCTTGGCGATCAGTCGGCCCCACTGAAGTATCTGCTTAACGTTCTCCAGGCTGATCACCCGGGGCCGCTTCATGCCGGCCCACTTGAGCCCGATCCACGACAGGTTGCGGATTTCGAGTTTGCGCGGCTGCCCGCCGGCCGCCTGGCTGTGGTGCGTGCAGTCCGGTGACATGTGGAACCAGCCCACGGCCTTGCCGCCGCACTCGGTGTCGGGGTCACCTTCGAACACGTCGGTGGTGAAGTGCTTGGCGCCCGGGTGGTTCACGGTGTGCATGCTGATCGCCTGATGGCTATGGTTCTTCGCCACGTTCACTGTGCGGCCCAGGCCCATTTCCAGCCCGGTTCCGGCGCCGCCACCTCCACAGAAGAAGTCGACAACGATCTCATCGTCCTGAGGGTTGAAGCCGAGTCCGTATTGGGTTTTGAAATCGAAGGGGTGTTTCTTCTGTTGTGCGGACATAGGGGATGCCTCATTTGATAGCTTTATGAGATCATTTTGAAAAAATGAAATGGAGGTCACGTGGACAAGAAGCCAAACAAACTTTCAACTGCGCTCAAGAGTTTTTGGTTCTATTCGAGCGCCAGCATTCTGGTGTCGCTGGCGATAGCGATATTTTTTTATCGCTTGAAATTTAGTGGTGGGCTGTCAGAGAATTCCACCGACTGGTCAAACTTCGGGAGTTATATGGGAGGTGTCTTCGGGCCTCTAGTATCCTTCGTGACATTGCTCGCTGTGCTTAAGACGGTTTATATGCAGAGAGAGCTTCTAGATGTTCAGAAGCACGAATTTAATCAGTTGCTAAAATTGCAACGTATTGACTCATTAAAGCAAGAAGAACAGTTAGCGCTGGCCAAGTCCGAAGCTAACAGGGCAAAGGTTTTGGCTTATCAGACCTCCATTCTTAATTTGATAGAGAGCTACAGTAACGAATTTAGGATGGATGCAAATGAAATGTTTGCCGCCGCTGAAAAGGCTGCATCGGGCCAATTCAGCATTCTTGAAGGTATGAATGCAGAATCCAAATATAGGGCTCTTTGTGATAAATCCAGAAAGACAGTTGCAGATTTAAAACTTCTCGCGCTCGAACTCTCTATTGCTGAGTTTTCGGATGTGAGCGAGGTTCGCGATAAATTCGCGCCTCGATTGCTGCAGATATTAGGTGACGACGAAACAACGGATTAGGCGCTGAGGATTCCGGGCTGCTCAGCCTTCCTGCTGAAAGACTTGAGGAGGAGGCGAGGCTGGGTTAAAGCTGATCACATATCTGGCGAGGTAGCGTGATCTTGCCGGACTATTCGTTACCGCGGCGGCTGGCGTGATTGTTGGATATGGGGTATTACGGGTGACCGGCATGGAGCCGGATCAAGGAGAAACGCTATGTTTGTGCCGCTAGACGGTCCGGAATTTCCAGCAAATGCTTTCCGTTTTAGAGACAGGCTGATTCGATACACATATCGCGTTGATGCCATAAGCGGAATTGTGGGCGGCGTGGATATCGACGCTAAACTCGAAGATGCGGATGGCGAAGAGCGCATATATACGCTGCGTGGTGAGTGGCACTCAAAGGAAGAAGCTCTCTCTGCCGCCCAGAAGTGGACGATCAGGCATTTCGATAGGGCTCAGGAGGAATAACCTCATCGCCTGGATCTTGCTGAATCATCTGCATGCTCTTTCGTTGAAACTCCCGCGCCACGTTTTCGGATATTGCGATTTCGTGGCGCGGCGGTTCCAGCAGGAAGATGGCCTTCGAGCCCAGCGCATGCAGGTGATGAATCATCAGCGTCATCGCCTCGCCTTGCTCAGTAATGCCTGACCACTCCATCAGATCGGCCAAGGCCTGCCGGGTGCCTGGGCGAGATCTGAGCCTCAATTCCTCTTCGGCATTCGCCACGCGCTTCCTGGCAGTTTTTGCCGAGCGTTCCCGCACAGTCTTGGCCATGGCCTACCTCTTCTATTCCGCTGGCCGGCAGTGCGAGCCAGGTTTGACGTTTACGTTGCTGGGTGCGGGCTATGCGGCGCATGAATCGACCTTCACCTGGCGCCAAGCACCGACCGCTTCGAAGATTCGCGCGGCGTGTTCCTCGTCCAGCGACAGGGTGTCGGGGATGGCGATCCAGCCGGAGGCCACCATCTGGCTTTGGTTGGCCTCGGCGCGCAGCTTCATGTAGCAATGCTCGATCACGTCTTCCAGGTGGTCAGACAGGTAAACCCCGTCCGGCGCCAGTTCCAGCGACTTGCTGTAGCGGTCGCCGCGGGCGTCAATGCACATTGCGCTCATGTAAATCGTCCATCGGTGAGGGATGCCGCAAACGGCCTGGCCAATCTTCCCTGGGGCGATGTTCTTGAGTGACTTGTAATTGATCATGCCCTGGCGGCCGCTGGGATCGATGTTCACCACCGCGACATGGTTGGATGCCAGCAGCGAGCGGCACGACCGGGCAATTCGCGCCTGCAGGTTATGCGCTTTGCGTTTGCTCATAATGCCTCCGCGAGTTTGCGCAGCGCCTTACGTTCTGCCGCTGTGATAGGCGGCTTACGGCGCTTGAGGATGGTTTCGGGATCGATCTTAGTGGAGCGCTTCGGCGGTGGCGGGTTGATCGCCGGGCTTTCGCCCAGGCAGATCGTTCCGCCGGCCGCCAGGAACTGCGCCGTGCGCTCCGCTATCGAGTCGGCGTGCTGACGCTGCTGCTCAACCAGGTTGAGGTGGTTGCTGATCATGCTGCCGCCTTGGCGAGTGTCACCCCGGCCATGCTGAAGGTTGTTCCCTGCGCCGCGACCATCGCGTCGAGCGCTTCCCAGTTGACCGAAAGGACGCTGATCGGCGCTTGACCATATGCCACGGCTTTCACCAGGGCCTCGAAGTCCGTCACGTTGGCCTGCAGCGTTACCTGCTCCACCGCTTGGCTCGATATTGGCTTTGCGGTCTGGGCGACGGGGGCCGTCGGCTGGATCGGCGCGGCGCGGACTGGCTCTTGTGTCGCCGCTTTCTCTACGACCGGCTCTGGCTTGATGGCTGCCAAGCGTTCCGCTTCCTGCTCTTCGGCGATACGCTTCGCTTCGGCCTTTTCTCGCTCCACTTTCTGGTGTTCGGAGATTCGGAATTTGATCAGCGTCACCAGGTCGTCATTGGCCTTGGTAACCAGTTGCTGCACATCGCTGAACAAGAAGGCGTGATCAACGGCGAGCTCAGCCAAACTGGTCAGGTTCAAACAAATACTATCGGCTGCTTGGCTAGCGTAACGGTTGGAGCTGGTGAAGCGCATTGGCGCCGACAAAGTGGATTGGCTGGAAGGGCCTCACGAGCCCCAGCGCTACACCATCGAGCAGTTGCAGGCCATCAAGGCCGAATACCGGGCAAAGACCAGAGAGCTGAAAAAAGGGGAAGCCGCATGACCTATCGCAACGTTGTTTCAGCAGTAGTTCGAGCCCTCGCGGCCGAGACCATCAGTTCCGCCGGCGGCTGTGACTTCGAGCCCAAGGTGCAGTGCGCCAAGCAGAAGGGGGAGATCGTCGGTAAGGAGGCCGCTTTTCTCCAGGACTGCTGGGTGTTCGGCCGGCTGCACAAGGCTCTCACCCCGGCGCACTGGCGAGTACTCGTGGCGAAGTATTCCACCCATGAGGAGCGTAAGCACGGCGCAATTCTGGAGCTTCTGCACTCGGTGAAGACGCCGGCCCCGAAGCGCTTCCGTGAATGCGCCGTGCTCACTTGGGCTATCCCGCAAGTCGCCGGTGCCGAGGGCAAGCGTTCATCTGCAGTATTGCCCGCCGCATGGTACGACATCACCAATTGGGACAACGACGGCAAGCCAGAGTCAACTCGGTACCGGTGGCGTTCGACGATTCGCAAGGTGCTGGATGACCAGGTGAACGAGGCGCTAACCGCCGCTCAGGAACTACTTGATGCGGAAGGCCTAATCGAAAGTTGTGCCGCTTAGCAAATAGCCATTGCAACGAATGAGAAAGTGAGAGATTATTTATTCAATCTGTCGATCCTGCGCGTTAGGGATTCGCACTGAAAGCCCAGCAAACACGCTGGGCTTTTTTGTGGGTGCCAAGTTGATGTATAGATGAGACTCAGTTTCCAGCCGGATGGAGTCTCTAATGCACGAATCTCAAGGTCAGACCAAAACTGTCGTAGAGGAATTGGATTTACTCAACGACAAAGCCTTCACAAAAACACAGTGGGAAGGGCGCCAGACTGATTGGCTATTGCAGTGGCTTGTTAAAAGCTCCAATCGAGCATCGCTAAGCATTGGTCTCACCTTATCCGTCGGTGGGTCAGTAATATCGGGCAAATTGATCCCCCACGCAGTGTATTTTGAGAGGCTTGCCGAAAGCTTCTCCGCCCCCTTCAGGGAGAAAGGTGATCACAATGCAGATGCGATCCAAGACATAATTCTTGGTTTCAATGTGACCCCCGGAGCTGAGTCTCCCGAAGAGGACGCCCCCTTCCAGTTCCTACACCTCGAAGATGCTAGAACATACTTAGGTACATCGTCGTCAATTCCTGGCGAGACAGGCGCGCTTTGGCGCGGGAAAATTTCATCCATAGATGGCTTTACGCTTGGATTAATTAGTAATAACGATTAAGCCATATCGATATAATCGACCGTGGAACTCACCTCTTTACTTTTATCTCGGCGCAGTTGAGCTCTGCAGTATTGAAGGCCCCGCGATTGCGCGGGGCTTTTTGCATTCAGCGCCGTTGGGCTAGCGAAGGGAGGGAAGTTGAATTTGCATAGGCGACATCTGTATTTCTTAATTCAAGCGCCCTTACCCCGATAAAGCGTGCACCGGTCCTAGACCCCTTTCGCCCGCATCTGTACCAAGCGCCAAGCTTGGAAAAAGCGAAATGTAGCTGCGCTGTTTCTGCCAACGGAGGTGGCAAAAACGCTATTTAAGGAATTTTGAGAACGAATTGATGGCACATTGACTCATAGTGCCGCTGTCACTGAAGCGATCTTTCCTTAGAACTTGTTGGTCACAAAATGAAGAAAATTATCCTATCGGCTTTGCTATTTTGCGCGGTCTGTAACGGCGCTCAAGCTGTAGAACTATCAGGTGCCCTCGGCGCGACTAGCCAAGGCGGCTTGACTGCCCGTACAGCACTGGGATTCAACTGGGACAAGGCATGGCTGGAAAGCTCTACAGGTAAGCTGACCGGATACTGGGACCTGGGTTATACATATTGGGAGTCGGGAAAAGAGGCTGGTGCTCGCCACTCTGTTTCCTTCTCCCCTGTGTTCGTTTACGAGTTTGGTCAAGGCGACATCAAGCCGTTCATCGAGGCCGGCGTCGGTGTTGCAATATTTTCGGGCACCAACGCTGGCGACCAGAAATTCGGATCTTCCTTCAACTTCGAAGACCGAATTGGCGCAGGCTTGAAGTTCGGTGATACGCAGAAGGTAGGTGTCCGGGTTACTCACTATTCAAACGCCGGCATCAAAGAACCGAACGATGGCATTGAGTCTTACGCACTTTTCTACAGTCATTCGATTTGATGTGCACAGGAACCCGCCACCGCGCCGGGTTTTTTATTGCCTAAATTTCCCGAAGCCCTCAGAGCCTCTGACTTGTCACGCTGATGGGAGACCTATTCAGGGCCTCGCCATCGTGCGAGGCCTTTTCGTTTTCGGCCCCACCACACCCTTCGCTCTGAGCAGGGAGTGCTGCTGGAGCCGATTCAATTCCCAAACATGCCCCACGGAGTCGAGCGCATGGAGTATCTACAGCGCCTGCTCGACAAGATCGACAGGTTCGAATTGCTGATTGCGGGCCTGATTGGGGCTGTCGTTGCGAGCTGGTGGCACAAGGACGACTTGTCTGACTGGCGCGCCTGGATGGTGTTCTTGATCACCGGGGTTGCCTGCTCGCTGTACCTGACGAGCATGGTCAGCGCCTACCTGAATGTCACGGAGCCCAAAATAGTCGCCGGGATTGGTTTTCTCCTGGGTACGTTCGGCGGCTCGCTCCTGGCAGCAATCAACCGAGCCATCAAAGCCGCTGACCTCTGGGCGCTAATTCGCCAGCGGTTCGGGGGAGGCAATCCACCATGAATCTTGAACTGATCAACTCCATCGCCTGCGGCCTTATCGCGCTGTGGGCAGCCTGGTGCGTACTGAGCGGGAAGGTGAGGGACGGCATCCTTGGGAAGCTGATCTACTCGACGATCGCCATCACCGGTTTTGTCGTGATGGTGCGCAGCCAGAACATCTTCTTCGGCCCAACTACCGCCGGACTGACGCTGCATGTCGCTCTGGCCCTGGCCGGTGCACGGCATATCTTCATGGTCACGTACTGGCAGCGGGTGAAGGTCTGGCTGTGCCGGACGCTGAACTGCGAGCACTGCCTGAACTGTAACAAGGCACCTGGCGGTGTCGAGCGCAGAGCCAAGTAATGCGAGGGCCTACCATCCCCCTGGAAACCACTGACGGGCGAGGCTTACCGTCACACGCAAAGCATGCTGACTTTGATCACACTCCAACTGCTGATCTTCGGGCGTTGCGGGTTTGCGCCACCTGAGATTTGCCGTTAAACCTTTGGCGTAAGATCGCTCAAATTCGGTATTCGCTTCTTTTGTAAGGCGCATGGCTTTCGCATAGTCCGCCTCAAGGTCATCAGGCAGCGATTCACAAGCCAGTTTGGCTTGCTGATACCTAACGGCATACATGTAGCCGTCAGTTGGGGCTTCGTCGTAGCTGTAGCGAGAGGGCTCCACAGCCATTGCTGGGCCAGCGATAAGTAAAGCGATGAGATACAGGCGTCCGTGCAT